CCGACTTGCACTAAATCAAAAAAGTTTAACAATTTATCTAATATTACCGTTTGTCTAAGAATCAGAAAACATCGGCGGTGGAGTATGTTACGTTGGCAGAGGCGTATCGCCAGATAACCTCAGCTGGCGAACGCGCTAACGAGTTGGGCGCGAGTATTAAAGTCCCATATTATCAGACGATACGCAAGGGGCTAGAGCGGTCTGCTGCGCCGCGAAAAAAGGTTGGCAAGCGCTATCGCTATAATTCGTGGGAGCTGCTGGCTTGGGCGATGGCGTTTATCTATCGGGGGGGAGATGTCAAGACGGGGCAGGGCGACGGGCTGGATTCGATGGGGCGGGCGCAGATCGAAATCGAACTCAAAAAGGCGCAGGTCCGGGATAAGCAGGCGAGCGCCCGGGCGCGGGAGCGGATTAACGAAGTAGCCGAAGGCGGGCTGATACCAGTAGAGGCCGCAAGTCATATCGTAGCCGACGGCCTTGGTGCTGCTAGTAGGTTACTGCGTGACGCGCTGGCCGATATGACGCGCGAGGGCCAGGACGTTACGAAAATGAATGAGGTACAGACCAATTTTGAGCAGGCGGTGGAAAGTATCGTGTCGCAATTCGTAGATGTCGAGGGGCAGACCAAGGCACAGGCGGCGAGCGACTTAAAAAAACTGGATAGGCAAAATGCTCAATAATCCGAACGGTATCCGGGCGCTGGCCGATGCCATGAAGGCGCTTATCCGGTTCACGCCGCCCAGGTCGTTTATTCAGTGGATGGAGCAGGAGATTATTTTACCCGAAGGTGACCAGAAGGGGCAGCGGTTTGATTGGGGCCGCCGGCCATGGCAAAGGCTGATTGCCGACGCTATTCGACCTGGCGGCTGGAATCGGGTGATTATCGCGGCTGGTTCGCAGACCGGCAAAACATTTTTAGCGACCGCCTACGGGGTGTATTGCGTAGATGAGTTGGGCGATTCCGTCCAGATAGCCGCCCCCTCGGAAACAACTTGCACGTCAGTAATTAAGGGCAAGTTGGAGCCGATGATTGTGGCAAACCCCCGGCTGGCGGCGAGGCTCTTTCCGAACAAATACAAGGTAACGAACAAAAAACCCGATTTTCGCATACGCTGTCCGAACGGCGGGATGTTTGCGTTCCCCTTTTCCGGCGATTCGATGGTGTCTTATCCCGCGCGGGTGACTATCGGCACGGAACATGCGCAGATGCCGTCGCTTGCGGATTCCAGCGATATGACAGACCAGTTGCGGGCGAGGGCCGACGGGTACAAGGGAGGCTGGCGGGGGATCTTTGAGTCTACGCCGCGCAATGCGGAATCGCGGCACGCGAGGGATATGGCGGCGGGAACATGCTCTATTATCGTCTGCCCCTGCCCGCATTGCGGCGAGATGTTCGAGGCCGGTTCGCTTGATACGCTCAAGGGCTGGGATGTTGATACGCCGGAAGATGCGGTTACGAATATTTTCATGGCGTGTCCGAAGTGCGATAAACGGATAGGGGAACAGCACCGGCTGGACATGCAGGCAGCGGCAACGCTCAAACATAAGCACGCGGGGCGAGATATATTATCGGTGACGGTGAATTGGTTCCACTCGATAAAGACGTTTGCCCAGTGCGGCGAAGCCCTGTGGTACGCCAAGGCCGAGGCGTCGGATAGACACCCGACCTATGTCCGTAAGCTGTATAATGATTTTCTGGCCGAGCCGACCGATTTGCGTATCGAGGCCGCAGGGGATATGGCCTTGCCGATGTTGCACAAGGAAAACATCGTGGCGCTACAGGATCAATCGTATCGGTTTAACGAAAATGCCTGGCCGGAAACCGCTATCGTCGTCGGGGCTATTGACGTAGGTAAATACGATTTATGGTGGCTGACGGCGGCGTATTTGCTGCACAATAATGATTTAGCCGTGCTGAATTACGGGCGGTTTATCATGACGCGCCGGGCATATGATTCTGACGCGGGTAAGTATTTTACGCCCCTGCCGTCGGCGGCACGATTATTAGAGTCTCTGGATAACGTACACGCCCGGATGGTGGCGGCAGTCTCGCCGGTACAGACGGCAATCGACGTGAATTATGAGTATTACGCGGAGCAAAAGACGGGCGCGAATCCTGACCGCGACTGCGTAGCGAATTGGGCGAATAGCACTTCGGGTATTATAGGCGTTCGGGGCGTTAAGACGCCGACGCGGAACTACGGCAAGCCGCCGATTATCCCGTCCCCTGCCTGTGAGTATATGCAGCAGACGGAGAGTAGCGGGCGGCAGCTATTGAACGTGTATGTTAACGAGGTCAAGACGCGACTGGCGCGGGCCGTGTTGCGGACTACACCGGGCAATCAGATACACCTGCCGGCCAATGCGCTAACCGCCAATTCGATAGCCATCACCCGCCACCTGACGAGCGAGTATCCGACAGAAATGCCGGACGGGAAACTATTATGGAAGGCCGACGGGGTTAATCACTTATGGGATTGCCTGACTTATGCTTACGCGATGGGCATATTGCAGGCGTCGATTTACGCGCACGACCATCGAGATGAATATGACAAGCTTATTAACCGCAGCGAATCGGCGCTTAAAAAGGCGAGGCAAAGGCTAACCGAAAAACGCAAGGCGGAACAGCCACCGCCGATGAAGGTCAAAGCGCCCATCAGGAACGCGAGGCACAGGCGACGGCTGCCGAAAAGTGCTACCGGAAGATAGGCTGCAAGAACTTTTCACCAAGAAAGTAAAAAAAATTAACGGCCACAGGGGGACGCGGGGGGTCACAGGGGGACATTTGCGGGGCGCGTATGGCCGTAAACGCGTTGGGCCGCAATTCTCGGTTACAATAGTAGCATGTCAAGCGACTGGACTTACTCGATTTGGCGGCGCGGAATCATGCCCGTCGGGGACGCGACCGCCTCTGCGTTGCTTTCGGAACTAGCGACAGCCTTTGACGTGGAGGAAACAGACCGCACGTTAATTAAATACACGCTGTTATTGCTTCACGTCGAAGAACTGGAAAATGCCAAGGGCGGGTTAGTTTCGCAATCGCAGGCGGGCGTATCCTACACGGCATACGAAATCGACGAACTGCTTGCCAACGCGCGGGACGAGTTGGCCCGGCTGGAATCGCGACTGGACAGCACCGAGGCTTTAGTAGCCGTGATACCATCGACGAGCAAAATTGCGCAGATACGCTACGGGGGTGTTAGGTGATAGCTATCGGCAAGCCGCGTAAGAAAAAGACCAGGCCCATGACGGTGCTAGCGCAGGTCAACGGCGAGAGGGTGCAGGCCGCCGCTTATTGGGCTAATACCGTATTGGGCACGTCAGCCGTTACGTTCGACGAAATCTCCAGCGACGGCGAATCCATGACCGCCCTTGCCCGCGAGCGATACCGTACCGACCCGCTTTATAGGGCGATAATCAAGGTGATGCTCGACGCTGTTCTCGGCTCGGATGGGGGCAATTTTGAGATATCGACCGCCGACGGCGGGCTTATCCAATGGGCTGCCGAAACGGGGATAGATGTCGGGGAATTACGCGACAAGGTTTATGCGGCGCTGACTAATACCAGAGGTTTGCAGGAAGGGGTAAAACAGCTACGGCACAGCAGGGATATTTCCGGGCGCATGAATGTGATGGAGCTTAATCGCCTGGTCTTACGTGAGTTATTTAATACCGGCGAAGCGCTGCTTATTAAGACGAGCAGGGGCTTGCAGTTTGTTCCGCGAGAGCGGGTGATTGACGTAGAGCGCGATAAGTACGGGGCGATAAAAGCATTTTGGGTATCAAAAAAGAAATACAAGCACAACCCGAAAATCCGCCTGGTGTACGGCCTGTTTATCCAGGGGCTTGAGCGCAAGAACAAGGTTAAGATTCCTGCGAGTTCGGCGATATGGTTATGCCACCGCGACGAACCCGACCAATTAAGGGGCAACGGTATATTGTGGTGTTCCCTGCATGTTTTCCAGGATATCGCGGCGATTATCGAATCGTCCACGGCGTGCTGGGATGCCGCTAACCGATATGTAATGGCAATTGAAAATGCGACCGACCCGCAGAGCGTAGCGCGGTCGATTGGCGCGGCCGAACCTATAACCGAAGCGGAAAAGGTGCGGCAGCTTGCAGCAGTAGAGGAGGCGGAGGACGCGGGTGAAACCCCCCCGGCATATCGAGAGGTTATCGAGGACGAGGCGGGGCAGACCCTGGTCTTGCACAGCGGCATGACGGCAAAGCACCTGGGTAAAAACGACATACCCAACGACAAACTTGCCGAACACCTTATGGCCCTGATTCGAATTGCATTATGCCCGTTGCATATCGACGCGGCCAGCGGGGTGATGGCGGATTTTACGGACGTAAATTATAGCGCGGCGCGGGCGGCAAACGATATGAAGCGTAACGCCGCCGAAGTGTGGCAGCCGCTTGTGCTGTCTAATCTTTTATTGCCGCAGCAGCGTTGGCACTTGCGGGGCGAGATGGCCGCCGGTCGCTTGCCCGTTCCCCTGCAAACACAGACTATGTTCGGGGCGATGGAGTGCGGGCAATGGATACTGCAAACGCCGACAGTGAACGCAAAAGAGGCGACGGAAACCGACCAGCTCGACATTGAACTAGGTCTAAAATCCAAAGGCTATACGCGGCGTTCGCGCAATATAGACCCACAGGTATTGGCCGGGGAAATCGTCGAGGACGTTGCGCTAGACCAGCGCATTCTTGATGAGCTAAAAGCGCGCGGCATAGACATCGGAACTATGACCGCAATTAACATGAGTCCTTATTTTAGAACGGCGATTGGCAAGACCGAGGCCGCTGTAATCGCAGGAAAAGACAATGGAAATCAGAGCGAGTCTTAAAACCGGCACAGGCAGCTATCAGGTAGCGGCCGGAGCAAAATACGATTTAGAAATCAGCATCTATGACGTGATTACTACATGGACTGGATTGTTTGGCGGCGTTAGCTCCAGCATGGTCGCCAGTACGCTTGATGGCGCGGGGGAAGTGGGAACTATTTTGGTGCGCATCAATTCGCCGGGCGGGGATTTGTATGAGGGCGTTGCGATTTATAACCTTCTAAAAGAGCATCCGGCCAAGGTGATTACTCGCGTGGACGGTTTGGCGGCTTCGGCGGCGTCGGTGATCGCAATGGCCGGGGACGAGATATTGATGGGCGGCGGCACGGAAATGATGCTGCATGACCCTCTAATATCCGTGTACGCCGACGCGGAGGAATTGAGGCAATACGCGGCTTACCTGGACAAAACGACCGAGGGGCTAATTGATATATACGAACAGCGAACCGGACTGGGGCGCGACGAAATCCGGCAGATGCTTCTCGATACTACATACATGGGGGCGGACGCCGCAATTGAAAAAGGGTTCGCCACCGGCAAGACAAGTGCCGCACAGGATCAACTGCAACGCGCCGAGGCGTGGAAAAACTTTGATATTAGTATGGACGCGGCGGCGGTCGCCGCGATGTGTGAACGTCACACGAACCGCCCCGATGGGGCAGGAGTTAAGCCCATGTTTGGATTGGGTAAGCAAAAAAAGAAGCCCGACGAAGTCGTTGAGGTCGAAACGGGCAACGAAAATACTCCGCCAGAAGGCGGGGCGGATCAACTGTCCCTGCTTTCGGAAATGAACGAGGTCGCCGGCTCGCTGGCGCTGCCTCTGATGCAGGCCGGAGTTACCGACACCGAAAAGGCCAAGGCTTTAATCGACAAAATCGAGGCGGGCGTTCAGGCCGAACTCGCCGACTTTGAGGCGACGAAAGCCGAACTGGCCGACGTAAAGGGCAAGCTGGACGCGACGCAGGCAAAGCTGATAGCCGCCCTGGAAACCAAGACCGAAGCCGTAGAGCAGGATCAGGACGAGCCTGAAATAACGGTCGAGGACATTCGTAATAACAAAAAATTGGGCCGGGGCGAGCAGCTTGCAGCCGCTGAGGCGCTGGACAAGAAACGGGGTGCGTAAATGCCTAGCATAGCAGACTACATCTTGGAAGAAAATGCGACGGCAGGAATGATTCTCGATCCGTTTATGGAGGATCACCCTGAAATTAACAGCCCTAACCTGACCGTCATTACCAACGACGATATTGATTTCGTTGTCGGCACGCGAGTTGGGCGGGATTCAACAACGCCGTACATCGAGCGAGGCGGGTATAGCGCATATCGCACGGTGAGCTTCGGCTCCAACGAGTGGCGCGTTGCGCCGCTGGAGCTGCGGGCAATGACGCCGTGGAGCGGACATCGAAGCGCTACGGTTCAGGCGATGCACGAACGCGAGTTTGACGCCGTAGTCGAGGACGGTATGCAGAGTATCTGCAAAGACTTCTATACCGGCGGCGCTGCTGCGGCTACGGTGGGAGCGGGTAACGTCAACGCCAAGGCTCCTGATGGACTGGAGGCGATTTTGGCTCTCCAGGAAAATCCGATAACGGTTGATGCCGGGGCAACGGGAAGCGGCGATACTTACCGCGCTTATGCGATACGCTGGAATCTGCGCAACGGCCTGAACTGGGGTTTTCCGGTAGGCGACGAAGGTTTCCAGGTTGCGCGTAACGTGTGGAAAGATAACCTGTCGGACGGTACGGGCACGACCTGCGGATATTTGAGTTATCTGTTAGGCCAGCATTGTCTCGTGCCAGCGGACATGTATTGCGTGGGATGCGTGCAGAACATCGACTCAACGCATGTCCTGACCGATGCATTGCTCAATACGCTGTTCCGCAAGGCCCCGACGGGCCGGGCGTTTAATGCGGTTCTAATTCACCGCGATTGCCCGTCAACGCTGCGCGTTTTGCAGTACGGCCTGACTGCGGATGAAACCGGCGCGATGCCCGAATGGATGCGTCAGCTTGGCGTTTCGGCGCAGGGTGATGTTTTCCAGGCCGCCTTTACTCGTAATATGCCGACCGATTTTCCGGTCGTCTAACAGGAGAGCAGACAATGACTATGAATCGCATACAACAAAGCACGGCGGATTTTGCTCTGCCTTCCGAGGCGTCCGGCACGTCACAGAGCGCATCTTTTGATTTCGCGTTAGTGGCGGGTGGCTCGCGGATTGACCCCGTAGAATTTGACGTCAGCTGGTCGCTTATCGAGGCTGCTGATTTGCCGAACGAAGCGACAGTGACATTAAGCGTCGAACAGTCGGCGGACGACTCCGCCTGGGAGACGCTTTATCCGTCAATTAAAGTCCTGACCGGCGCGACGGCGGGCCTGGCTGCCGGCAGTTGCCAGTTTGCCGTTCCGCACGTTAGCGCTTCGCGGTATATCCGCGTAAAGGCGACGGCGGACGACAGCGTGGTAGATGCGTCGGGCGTTAGCCTGACGGTAACGGAGTATATGTAAGCGGTTGGTTGCCAGGACGCGAGGGTGGGGTTTGGTCTCCTTGCCCACCCTCGCGGGTTCTTGTGGAGAAATGAAATGGGTCAGACGATACCAACGAGCGGCGAATATTATCAGCCGGAACTAGGCCAGAAGCGGGCGGCGATAAACGCTTCGAGCGATAATGCGGCGGGCAACACCCTGATAGCGGCGGTGGCGAATCGTGAGATTCACATTTACAGCCTGACGCTGGTAGCAGCAGACGCAGTAACCATGACGCTATATAGCGGGGCAGCGGATACGGGTACGGTGCTGATGGGGCCGTGTTATTTCACGCAGGGCGGCGGATTTAATTTCGACCGCGAGTTTTCGGCCCGCCTGTTAACCGCCGAGGGCGAGGCGTTTACATTATTGCTTGACAGCGCCGTGCAGGTCGGTGGGCAGGTGACCTACCGCGAGGAGCAATAGCGGTGGCTTTAATTTACCGTCAATAGGACCAGGTACGGATAATTTTACTTATAACATCGGAACTGTGTAATGGCCGGACAGGTACAAGTTAAACGCCATGATACGGGCGCGGTTCTGCGCACCGAGACCACGGGCGGAACGTGCTTGCAAGATGCCGCCGACTGGGCCAAGGCGAACATCGACGATACTGATTTTACCTCTTATGGGGGCGTCGATTTTGTCTGTCAAGGCGACCTCGGCACTTTGGTTACTCCCGTTGACCGTGACGCTTCGAGTGATTGGGTGATTACCCCCACTACCACCAATCGTATCCGGGTCTATCCCGACTCTGGCTATGAACATAACGGCAACCCGACGGACACTGCACAAGGCGCGTATGTCAATGTTACGGAGGCGGGCAGTCAGGTTCATGGAATAGCAGTCAAAGGCACTTGCTGGGACATTCGCGGCCTGCGGTTCAACATAGATTCGACGAACAGCTCCAACGCCGCATGGGGTATCACGCTGGATAATCTGCTGGCCAGAACGGATGCGAGCGACCTTTACCTTTACGCATCCGATAACATCTTCAACATCGTGGCCGACAGCGATCACGCGGGGGCGTTCAATCTCCGCACCTGTGGGTATGAGGGCGGTTCGCGGGCGCTTCCACATGTCCTGATAGATGCCAATGATATTTACGGGGGGAGCAGCGACGGGGGCTTCCTGTACGCGATTCTGCTGTACGGGCGGATTGCCAGCCCGAGCGGTTCGCGTGAGGCACATCTGTACGTCGATTCAATGCAGCATAATTCGGTGCGTTGCCTGTGGACAGCGGCGACCTCACGGCTTATAGCCTTCCTCCTTGCCGGGGGGCAGGCGGGCGACGAGGCAACGATATATCTGAATAAGGTATACAACAACATTGCCTTTGCCAACGGCGGAAGCAGTACCGCATGGGAAAGAATTGACAATGACAATGGGACGTATGCCCTGAATATAACGGGCGCTTTCGCAAACAACGCCGACAACGATAATTCGATAGCGGCGTTGAGTTTTGATAACGGTAGTGCTTCGGGAACTTTGGCAAGCAGGACGGTGGCCGATGAAATTACAAGCGACACTAATCACCGGCTAAAGGAGGGCGCGACGTTGAGGGGCGCTGGTAGTACGGATACGGACGTTACGGAGGATTGTGTGGGCGTTGCGTACAAAAGCCCGCCGAATGTGGGGGCGTTTGCGAGTGAGGTTAGCCAAGGAACGTATCGAACATTAACGGGAGTCGGGCTGTGAACGAAGAATATCCCGGCAAATTGCAGGAATACGGCGAGTTTACCGAAGGCCAGAAGGCGGTGATTAGTCAAATCGCCGAGATAGCGGCACAGAAAACGCTGGAGGCGTGGATGTATAACTATTACATGCGGTGTCCTGCGGTTAAGTGGGTTGCCAAGGCTAAATACTGGACGGTCGGTTTGATTTGCGCGTCGATAGGTTTTGGGTTCGGCGCGGGCATGTTAACTGCGCAGCAAATCGCCAGGGCGATAGCTGCGGCAACATAGGGAGATGTTATGAGCGCGATGCGATTACTAATCTGGACGTTATTGGCCGTGTTGTTGTCGGCGATGGTCGGCTGTGCCGGCGTCGGCGGGCAGGCGTACATTACTTTTATCGACCAGGACGGTCCTTCGGGCGCAGCGAGCATAGGCGAGACGCGGGCCGAGGACTTACAGACCGGTGAAGTGGCGGGCGGCAATGCCGCTGTTGTAATCAATAACGCCGACGACGGTGGAACTGATGTACTAAAAAACCAATCTGCGGAGTCGGAACCAACGGCTCCGCAGAATGGGGAATCACAGCAGCCAGAATAGCGGCTGCCGCAGGGTTCGGCGGGCTGGCCGCTTTGGGTATCGGCCTACTGACGTGGTTCCTACACAGGATATTTACAAAACGCAAGAGCCGTGGAAGCGGGTAATGCCGTTTCCCGACAGGAGATTGAAAATGAAACTGCAAAAATCGACATGGACAGGAATCGGCCTTATTCTTGCGGCGCTGGCCGTAGTGACCACGGGTTTCGGCGGCGGTGAGGAAGCGCCTTCCGCTTTCGGATGGGTGGCCGAGGCTGTTAAATATCTTGCCCCGGCGCTGGGCGCGTTCCTCGTAGCATCCGACGGAGGCAAGCCTGTAATATGACGCGCACGCCGCCTACATTTGATTCGCTGTCCGAGACGCTTCATGGCCGGCAAAAAGGCACGATGGGAGTCGGCGAGTTGACGTGTACGCGCGGTGCGGAGTCTTGGTCTTATTCGCTGGCTATACCGGAAATCCCCGAAACGGTCAATGAGAGCGAGGGCGTGGTGATAAGTGAAGTACGGCAATCCTGGTTGATTCGGCCCGCCGACGTTTCCGGCGATTGGTTTTATCCGCGTGACGGTGACGTGCTGACTTTTGCCAGCAGGACTTATGCCGTACCCGCCGACGCCGGAGAGGATTATGACCCGATTGGCGCGAGTGTGCGCGTCAGGGGAGTATTACAGCGATGAGCGTAGCCGGCACAATCTGCGGCGATATAGCTGCGGCGATAACCGCAGCGGGCATAACCGTTGACGGACACGCGATAACGGCGGTTGCGCAGAGCTTGCCTTTTCCTGGTTCTTACGGACAGGATATGACGCCGCAGGTTATCGTCAGTCCGTCGCCAGCGGAACGGCAGACGTGGCGCTTGCAGACGCAGGAAGGCACGGCTTTTGTCAACACAAATGTAGAAATAGAGCTTGTCGGCAAACTCGACGGCGCGGTTAATACGGCGGTCGCCGATTATGATAACGCGATGGACGCTATAGCCTTCGCCGTTTTGGGCATGGAAGATTCGTATGGTGCGCATTTAATGGTGCTGGAATCGACGGTTTATCTGGCGGCTGACGCCGCCAGGAATCTCCAGGTTTATCACGCGGGCTTTACAGCGACATTGACTGGGGGGGCGGTGAGTTCGCTATGAAGTTTTCGATAAAGCAAGTCGGCCCGACGGCGACAGCACAGACCAAGAAGTTTATGAGCCGCGTCAAATCAAACGAGCGTAAAGTAGTAAAGCGCATAGGGTATCGCGGTCGGCAGGTGATGCAGGACGTGCTGGGCAGGCAGGGCGGCGAAGGGCGGCATAGCCGGCCGGGCCAGCCACCGTATCGACAGAGCGGCAATCTGCAACGGTCTATCCGCTACAAGGCGGACGAAAACAGCGCGCACGTTTACCCCGCGAAAACAGGCCGGGCGTTTTACGGCGATGTTCTGCAATGGGGGATATCGCGCACGGGCAAGTTTCGACGGCCTAAAACGTACAAGCCGGGTATGCGCGGGCCGGTAGCGTTACGAAACAATCGGGTTATTATGACCCGCTTAAAAACCAAGAAACAGGCCGAGGCCGCCAATCGAATAACGGCATTGATATATACGCGCAACGGGCAGCGCAAGCACAGGACGGCCCATATAGATATTGGTGGAGCGCGGATGCTGGAACGATATGAAAAACAGGTAAAAATAGCGGCTCGCGATTTCGTGACGCCGACGAAGCGAAAGATGCAGCCCGAAGTGGACAGGCTGCTTAGACAGGTTGTTTACTGATAGGAGTGTGACATGAGCGACATAACGATGCAAAAAGATTACAAGCTGTGGATTGGCGCGACTGCCGACGACGACTTTGACGACCTCGCAATCGCCAAGGACGTGACCGATTTCGAGTTCGGAGTCGAGCAGGACGAGAACCGTTACCATACGCAGCAAACGTCGGACACCGGCGGCGTCGTGACCTACGGGCCGAAAACCTATACAGGCACGATTAACATGATTCGGCGAGAAGGCGAGACTGCCAACGAAGCCGAGTGGCAGCTTTTCAACGACACGGCCAGCACCGACGGCGCGCGCCTGACGGCTGCGTTTGTGCGTGGCGCTATCGGAACGGGCGAGGACGCCGACGCGAAATGCGATGGCTGGATTGGCGAGCTGTCTTTGCAACAGGCGACGCGCATGGGCAACGCCGGTTCGTCCGAGGCGCATGTGTATCAATGGACGTTTACGCTGGAAGATGCCTATTCGATAGCCTCTAACACAACCGACCCGCGCCCGGCTGGTTCGTAAGGCGCAGGCAAGGAGACAACCGTGTTTTATTTTACGGGCCAGTTTTCGCTTGGCGGCGAGCGGTACGAAGCGCTGCGCTGCGATATATCGACGATACGGCGAGTGTTTTTGGCCGTATCGCAGGGCTTAATCCCGCAATATCCGCAAGGTTATGACCTGGCGGGTAAAGATGCCGGTAAGATTACCAAGGTGTATCACCTGTTATGTCGAGACCTGCATAGGTTGGCGGATTTTGTCCTGGCGGTAATGTCCGCGAGAGGCGACGACGTGAGCGGATTGCGGGAATTACTCTGGCCGAAGGGCGACGATATGGATGGTACGGTTAGGCGCGAGCCGACCGTTGACCAGATAGTGACTTTGAAAAACGCGGCGGCGACGGCCTTTAACTCCGCTTTTGCGGCGTTGAGGATACAGCCGACCAGCGAAGGGAGACCAGTATGAGCGCGCAGGCATTAGCTAACGGCGAGTTTCGGTTAAGCAATAATTTGTATCGGTTCAATATGAGCTTCGGCGCGATGCGACAGACGCCGTTCGGAGCGAAGCTGGAAACCGCAACGATAGACGAGTTGCTCACACAAATAGCGCCGTTAATCGAACCCGGCAGGCGTTTTGCCGAAGAAACCTTTGGCCTGATAGAAGTCAACAGCAAGGGCCGGTGGACGGCGGCGAGTGATACGGAGTTCAGTCTCGACCTGGAAGCTTTACAGCCCGGCGAGTTCAGTGTGATTAAAGAGGCGTTTGTTAATGGGCTGTCGGCTTTTTTCGAGGTAATGCCCCTGTGGTCAAGTGCCGAAGGTGCGGCGGACACGGGGGTGAAGGCGGCGGCGGCGATACGGGCGATGGCCGAGAGTGTACTGGGCATTGTTCCGCGAATACAGACGGCTGTGACCGCGAGGTTGAAGGCCGAAATCGAACCGGCGATAGAGGCGACAGAACAGCAGATAGCCGCATCACCATTGCCGACATCCGGCGATACTACGCCGGAATTGCCGGGGTAGAGCCGTGGCCGTACACGTTGTATGCGTTGCAGCAAAAGGCGAAGGTCGCCTGGCATCGGGAGTGCATGAGTATGATGTACGAAGCGTCAATACAAGGTATCAAGCCGGGAAAGATTGCCCCGCTGCTGGATAAGCTCAGCCCGTTTGCGGGAGCCGAATCGTCGGACGGCGATAAGTACGAGCGAATGAGTACCGAAGAATTGATGGCAGGACTGTAATGCGCACAGCCGCGAATATATATTATCGCATGGAACTCGACGATACGGGTTTTCAGGCGAAGCTCCAGCGGGCGGGCCGCGCGATGCGCAACTTTGGGGCGACGCTAACGCGAATCGGGGCGGTTGCTGGCGCGGCAATCGCCGGAATCACGATGAAGTTTGCGTCATTCGACGACCAGATGCGCACGGTGCAGGCGGTTACGGGCGCTACCGGAGAGCAGTTTGAGGCGTTAACGGAACAGGCAAAAGAACTAGGGCGCACCACATCGTTTACAGCTTCGCAGGTGGCGGGGGCCATGACGGAGTTGGGCCGGGCGGGTTTCCAGACGACGGAAATACTGGCCTCGACCGCCGATGTGCTTAATCTGGCTAGGGCGACGGGCATCGAGCTGGCTCGCGCCTCGGAAATCGCTGCGGGGACAATGCGCATTTTCGGGCTTGAGGCCAAGGACGTGACACGGATTGCCGATGTACTTGTCGCGACGGCTAATTCATCGGCTCAGACTATCGACGATCTGGCCGAAGCTATGACCTACGCCGGGCCGGTTGCGGACGAGATGGGGCTGTCGCTTGAGCAGACGGCGGAAACTATCGGCATACTTGCCAATTTTTCGATAAAAGGTTCGCAGGCGGGTGCAATGTTGCGCCGGATAATGACGCAGCTAGCCGATACCAAGGTGCAGGAGTCAATGCGCGAGATGGGCGTTGCCGTCACGGATGCAACCGGGGAGTTCAGGCCGCTGGCAGATATTATGCGGGAGTTTGGAATCGAGGCGGCAAAACTCACCGCGCCGGAACGCCTGGCGAAGATGAAGGAATTGTTCGGCCAGCGGGCTATTGCCGGTGGCGCAAAACTGGCGAGCGGATCGTTTGATGCGTTGACCGATGCTATCGCAAACGCCGACGGGCGGGCGGCGGAAACTGCCGCAAAGATGGACGCCGGAATCGGGGGGACGTTGCGGCGCTTATGGTCTGCCGTCGAGGGCGTAGTTATTGCGCTTGGCGAGGGTCTTGCTCCTGTGCTGGAATCGGCGGCCAAGTTTATCACCGGCGTTCTCGGCCCGTTAACCGAATGGCTCAAGCAAAATCAATGGCTGGCAAAATCCTTAACCGTAGTGGCAGGCGCATTGATAGTCCTGGGCCCGCTGCTCATCGGGGCGGGCGGCTTGGTAATGATGTTCGGCAAGGTGATTGCCGCAGTGAAATCGCTGGGCGTTGCGTTAAGCCTGCTGAGCGGCCCTGCTGGTGTGATAGCGCTGGCCGTCGGCGCGTTCTTTATGCTGCGTGAGGTTATCGACCGCAATACCACGAGCGTCGGCGAGCTTGCCGACCAGCAGCAAGAGTATATTGCGACTTTGCAGGACGCCCGCGCAGAAACGGAAGCGGCAGCTAGCGCCGATATGGAAAAGGCGCGTCGATTAAGGCAGTTGGCGGAAGCCGGGCAGTTGAATAACGAGCAGCTTTCCGAGGCGCGAGCGTTGCTGGCCGACTTGACGGGTAAGTATGGAGATTTTGGAGTTAGCATAAACGCGGCGACCGGCGAGGTCGAGGCGATGGCAGGCGCGTTTAGCGGGCTGATTGACACAATGCAGCAAGGGCTTATCCTGGAAATGGAAAGCCAGGTACGCGACCTGGACGAGCAAATCGAGAAGGTGCAGGAACGCATAGACAAATCTCTAAGCTCCGTATGGGGTACGCACTTCGGCTGGAGGGAACGTCGTCGGCTTCTGGATAGCCGGGCCGACCTGCTGGACGAACAAGCAAAAATCAGACAGCGAATAAACCAAATGACCAATATGCCGAGCGGGGCTATACTGTCCGATGGCGCGTCTGCAATCGAGCGCAACCGGCGGGCAAGCCTAATGGGGGATAAAGGCGGGAGGCCGAAAATAGTCGAATTGGGCGAAAGTTTAGGCGAGGTCAAGTTAGCAATCGACTGGGAAGAAATATATGGCGTACCGGAGGAACATCGCAAAGCGGGGAAAAAGGCGGGCGAGGAGTTTGCCGGGGCGTTCAAGGAGTCGGTCGAGGATAGTATACCGACGGGCGGACTGACATGGTTGCGGCATTATCCGGGTAACAAAAAAGAAAAAAGCGCGGGCGACATGGGGGGTTTACTCGACCTCGGCAGGCGCGAGGCCGGCGCTTTTCTCGCCGACGCGCAGGTTGCGGCGATGCAGGGCATATCGAACCAGGCTCGCAACCCAACAGACTTGATGGCCCGGCTAGGCAGTGCGGCGGAGGAAACCGCCGACAACACGAAAGAGATTGCCGAAAATACCGACCCGGCAAACCAAAAGCAGCCGCCGACACTGGTATTTGGCGGGCGTAATACCAACGCGGACGCCGGCAACTTAAAGGGCTATTAAATGGCTTATATGCGGGTGAACTTGGAGTCGGGCGACGCCAACGGCGTTGTGGAAAACTATTGGAACGAAACTGCCGAGGAAATGCAGACACGCTACCGGCTGGTATCTTTGGCGAAGGTCGCGCATGCTCACGGCTACAAAAACTCACAGGCGGTTGTCGAGGCCGTCCATGGCGATACCGATACTTTCCCGCTGCAAATAGATGGCATGTCACAGACCGACATTACTGTCAAGGCCGTTTATAACCCCGACGTTGACGACGCGACGAATGGTTACCACAAAGTTACCGTCAGCTATGCAGCGCCATCGCGGGAGCTGACCGCTGACGAGATGGTATTTGCTACTAGTACGGCGTCGGGTACGGCTCATATCATAACGGGCAAGGAGCAAAAGGCTAAGTATGATAGCGACGACGTAAGCGATAACACAGACCACGGCGCGGATATAAACGTGACAAACGATTCCATCGAGGGGACTACGATTCAGGTATCGGCGGAACAGGTCACCGTGTCGATGGTACTGAATGGCGACAGCGATTTTGAGGCAGCGGACGTTGAATCGCTGGTAGATACGGTTAACACTAACCAGTTTACGTTGCGGCACGCGCGCACCGGGCGAACTAAAACGGTAGAGGCTTATGCTGCTCTAATGCAGAGAGTTGACGTTCCGGCGGACACCAACGTTAACGGTGATATTCTCGTTAACTGCTCGATGCTGATTAAGCCTAATTTTCCCGAAGCTAGCCCGGTAGAACACCCCGACTTTACTGAGACCGGAAAAGAAATAATCATGTACGCGCATGACGTGCTGTGGTTTAGGGGCAGGCATTACCAGTCGGCGTCTAACGTACCTGTCAAGATGCGGATTACCAGCGCCTATGTCGTCAGGGTGTACGACGAGGTGAGCTGGGATGATGTGTTTGGAACGTCAAGTTAAATGGCCAGGCAAAAGACAGACGGTTTTCGGGCGAGGGACGGGCAGCGGCTTACCATCAGCGCGCAAAATCATAATGCGTGGTGCGATGCAGCCGACCAGGAGGGCAGCGAGCCAAAAGTCGGCTTGGGCGGCACGATAACACCGGCTCGCGATGTAAACCGCGCAGGGCTTTGGGGGCGTAATGATACGGGTTCTACGCTTGAGCGAGGGCAGGCGATGGACCTGGGCGAGTTTCTGGCGGGCGACGAGTTCGACGGGCAGGTATATGATTTAGACGCTTACACGGGTGCAGGCACGACGGCGATATGCGAGCAAGTGATTGCCAATAACGATATCGGGCGCATATCAATAGGCGGCGGACGCGCCGGGTCGGTCAGGGGCGTATTCGTCCGTGACGCCGATAACGATTCCGAAAAATGCAAGCTTGCATCTGACGGGGTTTACGAGGCCGACGATGATTACGGGCCGTATAAAATACTGGAAGTGCTGGAAATCGTTACCGGCGGCGCGATGTGCGTAATAGATACTTCGGCTCCCGCAATCGCCGGAGTCGGCGGGATGTACCCAACGTTTCGAGCCGTTGTAGCTGCGCAGCTTACGACCCCGAACTACACGGTAACGCTGGATATAGGCGGCAGTTATACGGCGGTTAATTTGTGGGAACGCGACCCGCCGGAGTTCGACCCGTTAACGATGAGTGGCATAACCACTAGAGTACCGGAGGGGCAAAGCGTGATTGTTCACCGCGATACAAACGGATACTTTTTCTATGCCTCCGGCATAATCTACGGCAGCGCATCGGAGGCATAATGATAGTCGTCGGGTACTATACGCCGGACGGCGATTATCCCGCAATGGCGGAACGTATGAGGCGTTCGGTGGCCGCGCAGGGGCTGGATAGCCGGATATATTCCATGCCGACTTGCCGGGGCTACGCGGAACTGGCAATGCGATGGGTGGCACATTGTGCCTATTGCCCGGCAGTAATTTTGATGGCGATGGTTACGCATCCCGAAACAGCTATATTATACCTCGATGCCGATGCCGAAATGCTGCGATTCCCGTCTTTGTTGACCGATGATAGCTGGGCAAAAGTCCAGGTCGCCTACCCCGTCCTGAATAATACACGGGTAAAAAATCGTCTAATGAGCAACACCCTGTATTTTGACGGTAGCTGTATAACGCGCGAGATAGTAAAGGTATGGAAGATAGAGCAGGAGCGGCGTATTCTACGGATGCGAAACGGGCAGTATAAATACCCTTATCGCGAGGCTTGGGATCAACAGGTTTTACAGGACGTGCTGGCCGACTTTAACGTGGTGACACGGCAACTGCCTTACGGGTATGCTTACATCGAGCCGGTCAACCAGGGCGGCTCGCTCTGCTATGAAGTAATGCCGCTGGTGAGCGACGTGGTAATTCGTCAGCATCAGGCAGGCCGAAAAAGTTTGCGAAAAATTAGTGTTTGACATTTATTTCGGCGTGTAGATAATAGCGGCGAAAGGATTTGATATGAGTCTGGCCGACCTTGCAGGGAAGCATAGCGGCGACGTTTATATCATCGGAACCGGCGAATCGCTCGACGGGTTTGATTTTGCGTCGATGGGGGATGCGCCGCGCATTTATATTCACCGCGCGGCGATGGGGCCGTTCCCGACCGTACCCGGCAAGACGTACTGGCTGGTCAGGGATTATGTTTGGAAGACGGAACAGCCGGGCGCATGGAACGAAACTTTAGCCCGTTGCGTGTCGGGCGAGATGATGGGGGTGTTTCGCAAGCCGATGGGCACCGACAAGCCGGGCGATACGCTAATCGGGCCGGTCGCTAACTGCGTTAGTTTCCGGGGCGTGCGTAACGTAGATGTATTGGACACCCGCCGCACGCCGGACGAACTGTATTTAGGCGGCGGCTCCGGCGAGACTGCCGCGCACTTGGCGGCTGTTTTGGGTGCGGATAAAATAATCGGCGTCGGGTTCCGTTCCACGAACTGGTCAAAACACCTGCGGCAATACTACGGCGGGCGATGGGGTACGCACAAAACCGAGAAATACGAAACGTACTATTTATCTCTATTGCAGACTTTGAATCTATTGGATATTGATTTTGAGATTAAGGAGATGTGATATGCGAGTTTATGAATTGGCCAACGAACTAAAGATGCCGACCGCGCAACTTCTTGACGTATGCCGCGAAAACTCTATTGCGGCGGAGAATCACTTTGCGTCCGTGTCGGAAGTGCAGGCTGAGCATCTACGGAAGCTCGTCGGCTCGCGGACGGAAGATGCCAGACCTGGCGACGTGAAGAAACCGAGCGCTAAATTAGTAACCGCCGGGGTACTGGCGGCGCAGTTACACACAAAACAGAGATATATTTTAGAATTGCTGAACACCGGGGTCATAACCGGACGGCCCGACACTGACAATCCGCGGCGAATCTTATTTGAACCCGACAAGGCGCGCGAACAAATAAGGGCGGCACATGAGCGACGAAACCAAACTGCTGACGATAGCTGAACTGGCGCGCAAGATGCACGTATCCGCAAAGACGATACGGCGGTGGAATATCCAGCCCGTAGTCCATCGCGGTCGAATTGTGCGATATTCGTTTGCCGATGCAATGCGACAGATACGTCAAAATAATTCCGTGGCCTCTCGATGAGGTCTAGCCAAGTCCCGGTGGGTGTTTTTCGCCTTTCTGCCCGCCGGGGCGATTTTACAGGAATCTTACCATGGGCACGGAAGTCCGAAAATTGAATCGTGAATGGATGCACGCTCGCCCGTCCGGTATATTTTGCTCCCGCTGCGGACGCGAAACCCCCGCCCCCGAAAATGTAACAGCCTCACTCTGCTGGCGGTGTACTTTAGCGGGTACGATAGCCCCGCCGGAAGTCAAGCTGTGCGCTTTGTGCGGGCAGCCGAGGGCGACTGGCGCGCGCTATTGCCCTGACTGCGCGGCCCGCAAAAGGGCAAAATCCGCCAGAAAAGCCCGCCGCGCAAAGCGTGACGGGCGGCGCGTAACGGTTTAGCCGATTTTGCCTATCGTAACCCCCTGAAAACACTATACTTGCAAAATGCGATTTTCCGTACCCGTACTGTATGTCTATTATTTACCCAAAATGCGCCGTTTTGCCCTAACTCCATCCCCAATAAACACCTACCGATACCCCTATTTTGCCGAGAAAGTTGCTTAGAATCAATCGGTACAAGCCATTTAATCCTTGCCGATATTTGGGCTGCGGCGACTGGCAGTTCGCCAAAAAAAAATTTATTTTTCATTTGCCGTGTTACCGATAATATCCCCTAATACATATAGTTGATAGGAGATAAGCTGCATCGAAAGGAAAATCATGAACACGACAAAAAAGAACAACGACACAGTCCTGGTACTGCGCACGTGCAGAGCTGACATGACTTCGCGCAATGGTTTTGTGTGGCCGAACAGCGGGCCAGTCAAATGCGACGATTGGGATGCAACGCCGCAATGCGGCGGCGGCCTGCATGGTTTGTTATGGGGCGAAGGTGACGGCACACAGCTGAATTGGATGAGAAATACCCGCTGGATAGTAGTGCGAGTACCTGCCGATAGCATTATCCCCATCAGCTCGGGTAAAGTGAAGTTCCCCGCTGGCGAGGTTGTGCATTGCGGTACGAGAGCGAGTGCTACTGAGTACCTGATGGCGCATGGCGGGGCTGGCCGCGCCATTGCTGGCGGCACTTCAACGTCGGGCAACTACGGCACTTCAACGTCGGGAGATAGTGGCACTTCAACGTCGGGAGACTATGGCACTTCAACGTCGGGATACCGTGGCACTTCAACGTCGGGAGATAGTGGCACTTCAACGTCGGGAGATAGTGGCA